CTTCAATATACTGAAGGTACACCCTACAAGGACTGGTACATTTCACACCCAGTCAGTACAATACAACCAAATAAAACATAAATATAACGATAAAGATATAGATATGAGGTTAAGCATAACCAATAAGCCATCTTTTTGTGTCTGCATAAACCCAATGGGAGGCTTGCAAACGAGCCTGTTAAACTACTATGTATTCTTATATTTTGAAATATAAAGGCTCATAGTAAAACCCAGATAGGCAGGAAACACGCCATACACGTTTGTGAAACGCAAGGATATTTCCGAGGATCACTTGTTCAAAAACAAGAGTCGGGATAAACCACACACTATTTTACCTACCACCCTCAAATATACGATCAATGTGCGAGGAACACATCATTCGGATTGCTCACGAACACATAGTTACAATCATTACTATATGTAGTTTTACGTCTTCGGACCCACACTGTCATATAAAACGACACGTAGTTTAACGTCTTCGGACTAAGATAGATGTTTAACGTCAAGAGACGAAAAATTTTAATCACCATCATCTGTGTTAGCGTCGTCCATGACATCGGCATCTTCGTCAATGTTTTCACCATCAACATCGACATCGTCATCACCAACAACACCATCACCATCATCATCGGGAGCATTCAAACCTTGCCCAAAAGCAAGTCGAGGACCGTCGTCTAAACCAGAATGAAACCAACCAACGCTGTCAGATGTTAGTCTAAAGACATTGTTATCAATCCAATCGGTCACACAAGCAACGTAGATAGAATCATACGTAGTGGCAGACGGATAATTTTCACCAACTTGGGCGGGATAATTTCCAGGCCCGATGAAGTCAAACGTCTCATCAACAAAAAGCTGTGTGCCACGATTAACACGATAAACACGATCCCACAACACACTAACACCACGACTTTCTCTCCTCAAAAGATTACGATCAATAGGACTATTAACGCCAACAAAAGGCGAGAATAGACTCATACAACCATTATTCACCCAAGGCGAGATAGCGGAGGTTGAAAACACAACAAACCGTGCACGGCCATAAACCCACTCACTACAATTATTCTGAATGCCCACAAATAATCTCATGGTTTTAACACGATTATGGTAAGCAAAATTATGAATCACACCAGTGTCGTTGAGATCAAAATCGACAGGAAGCGGATAACATATAAAACCAGCTGGTCCCACATTCATAACCACCTCATGCATCATACGCTTGACAACATAAGGAGCATGAACGCCGTCCCAATAAGCAACATTAAAGGCTGGCATCATAGTATTCAAATCCATGACGTTAAATACCAACGACAACAGAAACTAATACAAATAAAGTTAAAGATAGGGCGGATCAAAGATCAACGCAAGGGCGCTGCGATAATATATTATTATCAGCAACAAACACACTCAACCTAGGTTAAGTATGGAAATTTAAATTTATATATTTTACGTAGCGGCACAAGGCTCACACTACAACACCACAACGTAGTCTAGACACCGAGTAGCGAGTGGTTAATAACTTGATGCAAAAGCGCTCAACTACCCCGTAATGACGTAATCTTTATGTTTATTCACTCGACACTCTATTTCTCAATAAGAGGTACCTGGACATAAACTCGCTTGGATTGAGGTCGGTCGGGAAGCCAGCGGGCTAGCGCACGCTACAAAAGTGTCTAGAGACGAATAAATTAATACCTAATGTGGTGATAGATTTAAATTT